GCGGGTTCTCGACGATCAGCCTGTCGGGCATCCTCTCCAACGTCGCCAACAAGGCGCTGCTGGAGGCCTACAGCGCCGTCGAGGGCGTGGCGACCCGCATCTGCGCCCAGGCCGATGTGAACGACTTCAAGCAGGTGACGCGCTACCGCCTGACCGGCCAGGGCACCTTCGAGAAGGTCGGCCCCGACGGCGAGCTGAAGCACGCCCAGCTCACGGAGGAGTCGTACACGAACCAGGTCGATACCTACGGCAAGATCATCGCCCTGACCCGGCAGATGATCATCAACGACGACCTGGGCGCGTTCCTGCAGATCCCGCGCATCCTCGGCCGGCAGTCGGCCCTGGCCGTCGAGTCGGCGGTGTTCACGCTCTTGCTGTCCAACCCCGGCGGCTTCTTCAGCGCGGCCAACAAGAACTTCCAGAGCGGTGCCGGCACGGCGCTGCAGATCAGCTCGCTGACCACCGCCGAGCAGCTGTTCCTCGACCAGACCGACAAGGACGGCAAGCCGATCCTGATCTCGCCGGCCATCCTGCTGGTGCCGACTTCGCTCAAGGTCACGGCCCAGCAGCTGATGACCGAGACGCGGGTCAACGAGACGACGACCGCCGACAAGCCCAGGCCGGCCAACAACCCGCACGCGGGCAAGTGGGAGCCGCTGGCCTCGCCCTACCTCAACGCGCAAGGGATCGCCGGCGGCAGCGCGACCGCCTGGTATCTGTTCGCCGACCCGGCCGACGTGGCAGCCATCGAGATCGCCTACCTGCGCGGCATGCGGACGCCGACCGTGGAGAGCGGCGAGACGGACTTCGACACGCTGGGGATGAAGTGGCGCGGCTACTTCGACTTCGGCGTGGCGATGCAGGACTTCCGGGCCGCGGTCAAGAGCGCCGGGGCGTAAGGGGCCGGGCAGTCTGCAGTCTGGAGTCTGCAGCCAGACCCGCAGCAGGCTGGTCTGACCTTGGCTACGGACTGCAGACTGCAGACTACGGACTTGTTCAGGAGACTGACTCATGCCTCAAGCAACCTTCGTCCACGAAGGGGCCTCCATCGACTACACGCCGGCCGCCGACGTGGCCGCCGGCGACGTGGTCGTGCAGGGCGACCTGGTAGGCGTCGCCAAGCTCGACATCAAGGCGGGCAAGCTCGGGGCGCTGGCCGTCGAGGGCGTCTTCGACTTTGCCAAGGCGACCGGGGCCGGCACCGCCATCGCCGTCGGGGCACTGGTCTACTGGAACGACGCCGCCAACCAGGCGACGACCACGGCCACGGGCAACAAGCAGATCGGCAAGTCGGTGCGAGCCGCCGGCGACAACGATCCGACCGTGCGCGTTCGCATGGACCAGTGAGGATGCCATGCCCGACCTGCTGCAGTCCGGCTCCGATTGGCTGGCCGACCAGCTCAAGGCCCACGCCTCGCGGCCGGTCGTCTACCGCCGCGGGGCGCTGCAGGTCGCGGTGCAGGCGACGGTCGGGCGGACGCTCCTGAAGCTCGACGACGGCTATGGCGGCGTGCGCATGGAGTGGACTGACCGCGATTTCCTGATCCATGCGGCCGACCTCGTTCTCGGCGGCACGCCGACATTGCCCGAACGAGGCGATGTCATCCGCGAGACGCAGGGGACCGAGACCTTCATTTACGAGGTCATGGCACCCGGCAAAGAACCGCCCTGGCGCTGGTCGGACGTGTTTCGCAAGGTGCTGCGGGTTCACACCAAGCAAGTGGGAGTTGAGTGATGCTCGAACTGTTGCGACAGCTGCTCGGTTTGTTCAGCCAGGAACAGGGGCGATTCCGCGAAGTCATCCCCATCCTCCGCGCGATCATTCACAGCGAGGCGCTGACCGAAGCCGTTCGCGCCAGCAAGTCGCCGGTGGACGACCTCATCCTCCGGGTCGTGCGGGCACTCGTCCCCCAGGAATGACGCATGCCCGCGACGATCATTGCCATCGCCGACGCCGTGGTCGCCCAGCTGAACGCGACCCTGTTCAGCCAGCCACTGACCGCCGAGCGGCACTACCAGCCGCGCTTCGAGCTGTCGGAGATGACCGAGCTGAAGGTCAGCGTCGTGCCCCGGTCGCTCGCCTCGAAGGCCCTGGACCGCAGCCGGGACAGCTTCGATTACCTGATCGACGTGGCCGTGCAGAAGAAGACCGACATGAGCCGGGCGGCGCTCGACGCCCTGATGGCGCTGGTCGAGGAGATCGCCGACCACTTTCGGACGCAGCCGCTCGCGGCCTATCCGAACGCCCGCTGCACCGAGGTGAAGAACGAGCCGGTCTACGCGCTGGAGCACCTGGACGAGCTGCGGCAGTTCACCAGCGTCCTCACGCTGACCTTTCGCGCCTGGAGGTGAGCCGTGATCGGCATGACGTTCCAGGCCGCCAAGGGCAGCTTCTTCGACCGCGAGAAGGTCAAGCGCTCGGTGGACGCCGGCACGCGGAGGGTGCTGTCCAAGTTCGGCGCGTTCGTGCGGCAGCGGGCCAGGACCTCGATCCGTAAGCGCAGGGGGACCAGCCCGCCGGGCTCGCCGCCTTACTCGCACGTGGGCCTCTTGCGGAAGTTCATCCTGTTCGCCTACGACCCGCAGCGCCGGAGCGTCGTCATCGGCCCGACGCTGACGAAGGAAGGGTCCCAGGCGCCGCGGCTCTTGGAGCACGGCGGCGACGCGGTGCTGGAGGAGGGGGGCAAGCCGCGGCGCGTGCGCTACCGGCCCCGGCCGTTCATGCAGCCGGCCCTGGAAGCGGAGAAGCCCAAGCTGCCGGCCCTGTGGCGCGACTCGGTCCGCTCGTAGAGGAGACCAACGATGGCTGTCCGACTCGGACTCGACGCTCGGCTGTACCGCAACACCGGCACCTTCGCCGCCCCGGTCTGGAACCCGGTACAGAACGTCAAGGACGTGACCCTCAACCTGGAGGCCGGCGAGGCCGACGTCTCGACCCGCGGCACGGGCGGCTGGCGGGCCACGGTCGCCACGCTCAAGGACGCTTCCGTCGAGTTCGAGATGGTCTGGGACACGGCGGACGACGACTTCGCCAGCATCCGCGACGCCTTCCTCAACCGTGGCGCGGTGGAGTTCGCCGTGATGGACGGCGATATCGCCGCGCCCGGCTCGCAGGGGCTGAGGGCCACGTGCATGGTCACCACCTTCAGCCGCAACGAGCCCCTGGAGGAGGCGGTCACGGTGAGCGTGACGATCAAGCCGACCTTCGCCGCCAACCCGCCCCTGTGGCTCGTCGTGCCGTGATCCACCCTTCAGGAGGCACCATGCGTTCGCTGCTCTTGGTTTCCCTGGTTCTGGTTTGCTCGCCTGCCGCGGCGCGGGCGGACACGCTCCACATCGCGGGCGAGACGAAGTACAAGCCCCACGCCCTGGTCCGCCTCCGCGCCGAGGGCGTGGACGCCAAGGCGGCCCTCCTCTGGCGGGTCCACCCGTCGAAGGGCGTCGAGCGCGCGACCACGCCGCGCGGGGTGCTGGAGTTCGCCGCTCATCCCGGCACCTACGAGGTCGAGCTGCTCGTCATTCGGGCCGTGGGCGACGGCCTGCAGGTGGATGAAGCGCGGGTCACGGTGGAGATCGAGCCGTGCCCGCCGGTGCCTCCCACCCCGCCGGTGCCGCCGAAGCCCGACCCCAAGCCGCCGGAGGGCGGCAAGCTCGACCCGGTGAACGCCCTGGGCCGCATCCGCTTCGGCAACGCCGGCTGCACGGCCACGGTGATCGGCCCGCGCCGGCCCGACGGCCGCTGGGACGTGCTGACCGCCGCCCACTGCGTCTCGGGCGTGGGGCAGCGCGGCACGCTCACCCTCAAGGACGGCAGGACGCTGGGGCTGCGGGTGGTCGCCCACCACCGGACCCCCGACGTGGCCTGGTGCGTGACGGAGGAGGAGGTCGCGGACCTGCCCTACGCCCTGATCGCCGCCAAGAACCCCGAGCCGGGCACGCCGATCTGGCACATGGGCTACGGCGTGGACCGGCCGGGCAACCGCGAGGACGGCACGGTCGTCGAGGGCGAGAACGGCCAGGGCCAACTGCGGATGAACCTGAGCGTGTCGTCGGGCGATTCCGGCGGCGGCATCTTCCGCAGCGACACGAACGAACTCGTCTCGGTGG